TCCTTCAACTGGCTCTAAGACCGAGCTGCAAGCTATCAATCAAATTTTGGCGTCAGTTGGTCAAGCGCCTGTCACCACCCTGGAAACTGAAACTGTAGAACGTGCTGATGGTTCTACTGTGACCATAGTAACCAACCCGGACGTTGCGATTGCTTATGATACTTTTCAGGAAGTATCTAGGGAAGTGCAGGCAGAAGGATGGACATTTAATAAGGAGTATGACTTCCCGTTATCTCCTAATACAGACAGTAAAATTGAATACCCAATCAATGCTCTTCAAGTAGATATTTCTAATAACCCTCAATACACAGCTTATGCTTATATTGATGTGGTAAAGAAGGGTAATTATCTTTATGATCGTCGTGCTCATACTGATATTTGGGGAGACACAATTTACTTTGATATTACTTGGTGGCGACCCTGGACTGACCTACCTGCTCCTATTCAAGACTACATTGTTTCACGTGCTGCAGCTGTTGTCTCCAGTCGAATTGTAGGGGATGGTAATCAATTTCAAATTCTTCAACAAAAAGAAGCATACTGTAGGGCTATGGCTTTAGAGTATGAATGTAATCAAGGTGATTATTCGTTCTTTGGTACACCTAGGGAAGGTTCGGCTTATCAATCGTTCCAACCCTTTAAAGCTCTTCAGAGGTGGTAATGGCAGCAATCACTCAACAAATCTCTACATTTCTTGGTGGCATTAGCACACAAGAAGATAATAAAAAATCATCAGGTCAAGTATCTGAGATTCTTAATGGATACCCAGACCCTACCTTCGGTCTTGTTAAAAGAAATGGTAGTCAATTTTTAACTACACTTACTAATGCTGCAGGATTAGAAAACGGGTACTGGTTTAGTATAGATAGGTCTAACGTTGAAAGTTACGTTGGAGTTATTACTAATTCTGGGGACATCAGGATATGGAATATTATTCCTACTCTTAGTGGAAGTCAATACGTTTGGACTGAAGCCACTGTTAACAATAAAAGTAATGCAGATGTCATCAGTTACTTGTCGTCTGTAAATGCTGTCAATAGCTTTCATACTGTATCTTTTCTAGATACGACATATCTAATTAATAGTACAAAGACTGTTGCTATGCAGCCTAAGTCTGAGTATAAGTTAGGTATTCGTGGTACAGTTATTGTTGCATTTATTGAGCAAGGTACTTACACTATTTACTTGAATGGTACAGCTTGTACGCATACTGTTGCCTTAGGTGATACACTAGATTCTGTGCTAACTGGATTAACTAGTGCCATTGGTAGTAGTACTACTGGATTTACTGTTGCAAAGTATGGTAGCTCTTTGGAGATTACTCGTGCAGATAACGTCACATTTACTCTTGAAGTAAAAGCAGGTGATAGCGGGCTTGCATTAACTGCTTATCAAGATGAAGTTACTAGTGCATCCCGGCTTTCTTCTACTACTGTAAATGGTCGTCGTGTAAAGATTATTAACTCTATTGATGAGCGTAATTCTTATTATGTACAATTTAAAGGTGTAGCTGGTTCCACCACTGATTCTGGTACTGGTTACTGGCAAGAGTCACTAGGATGGGATGAAGAGGGTGGTGTCAATAGAACTGCTAGCGCTGGCTTTGATGCTACCACGATGCCGTATAAGCTGTTCAATGATAGCTCAAATGTATTCACTATTTCTCAAGAAACTTGGGCACCAAGATCTAGTGGTAATGATTACGGTAATCCTATACCTTCTTTTGTTGGAAAAACAATTAAGTATGGTGTATTAAATAGTAACAGATTAGCATTGTTATCTCCAGACTCAGTTGTTATGAGTGTGGCGAAGGACTTCCCTAATTTCTTCTATACTAGTGCTCAGACCATCACAGCAGCTGATCCAGTAGACGTTGATGTATCTAGCTTTAGGGTTGGTACACTTCACTCTGCTGTATCTCGTCCTCAAGGTCTTGTGCTGTTTAGTCAATTTGAACAGTTCTTGCTTTACTCTGAAAGTGGTAACCTAACTCCATTTGACTCTATCATTCGTACTATTGGTCAGTATGAAAGTGCCCCAGATGTTCCTGTACGGGATATGGGTAACTATGTTAGTTTTGTATCACGCACACCTTTGTATTCTAAAATCTTTGGGATGCAACCAAGAGGTGGCAGTGAGACACCAACTACTGTAGACATCAGTCAAGTGGTTGCTGAATATCTACCAGTTGATGTTGTCAAGTTAACTACTGACCCACAGAACTCACTGCTTGCAACATACAGCGATACTTCTAAATGTATCTACTTGTATAAGTTTTACAACAATGGTGAGCAACAATTGATGCAGGCATGGTTTAAATGGGATCTACCTGGATCAATTCAGTTCATGGAAATCATTCAGAACGTGCTGTTCTTTGTAACTAAGAATGGCTCCGATTACCAACTTGGCATGGTAAGTATGGTGCAAACACCTTACCCAGTCAGTAGTCGATTCCCAACGTTCGGTAACATTACCATGCCTACTGTGCGTCTTGATTTCCTGTACCCTGCATCTAATGCTGGGACAATCACTTATGACGCTGTAACTAAACGATCTACTTTACCTACACTTTACAATCACATTACAGGTAAAAATCCTGTGGCTGTAACCATCCCTGCAGTTACCACATCTGCTCCTCAGAGTATCAATGATTTAACTAAGTTATTCATCTCTGAACAGACTAATGAACCTAATGCTGGTTTTGTTATGGATGTTGATCCAACTGACTGGACTATTCCTGGCGATTGGACTGGGCAAGAAAATAAGCTAGCTATCGGTTATGAGTATACTTATGAAGTAGAGCTACCTACTTACTTCTATACTCCAGGTAATCAACCTAAGGATTGGAGTGCTAATCTTACAATCGCTAGAATGAAGTTTAGTTTAGGTCTAAATGGTATTGTACGTTTTTACCTTAAAAAGTATGGATCAGCTGAGTGGCGTTCTATTCAGTCAGTGCAAGAAGCGGATCGTTACATTGAAACTAATGCACCCCTTGTTCAAAATACTGTAGTAACTGTGCCTATTCATCAACGAAACACAAGTTTCCAACTTAAAATTAATAGTACGTCACCGTTCCCTGTTACCCTTAATGGTATGACCTGGGAAGGTAACTACTCACCTCGTTATTATAGGAGGGCTTAGTAATGCCGTGGCAATTCATTCAAAGTGCTCTTGATTTTGGCACTGGCTATGCCCAGCAACAAGCTCAAAACGAAGCAGCTGAACGTGAAGCTGAGTTGCGTACTGAACAAGCGCGAGCTAATCGCCAATACCAGATGCAGATCCTGCGACGTGATCGTAAATTCTTCAATGAAGGAGTTAGGATTCAAAAGCAGAATCTCAAAGAAGAGTACAAGTATCGTGATCAAACAGCTAAGGATTCCTGGCGTTACCAGATGGGAATCAGGGCATTTGATTATAACCAAGAGAAGCGTGCCTTTGCTCTGAGGCAGAAAACTGCGGCTCAACAGTTAGACTTCAACAACCTTGCTTTAGACTTCTCACTGCAGGATACTGCTAGGTGGGAACAAGAACAAAACATCCAATTAGACTTCCAAGAGAAGTCAACCATGATGGAGTTTCAATATGCTCAACGTGGTCTTCAATTGGACTTTGCATCTGCTGATGTTGCTAGACAACAATCTGGTGCAGCAGGACAAGCCGATCAACAAGCTGCTTATATTCAAGGTTTGAAGCAAGCTGGTGAAGCACAAGCTAGAACTGGTATGGGTGTTGGTGGTGAGAAAGCAGCTGCTGCAGCTATTGCAGAGACTGGTTTGGTTACTTCTCAAATCATTCAGAATGTAATGAATGCTGAGCAGAACTTCGGACTAACTTCTTCTCAAATTGGCATGAAGTTAGAACAACTTAATGATACCTTCTACCTGTCTAGAGCACAACTTGCTGCATCTAGGTTGAGTCTTAACATGCAAGGCATCGCTACACGTCGTGATGCTATGTTGCAGAAGTTCCAGGCTGATGTTAATGCAATCAATAGCATCGGTCTTGCACCTGCTATTCCTCCTGCATTGCCTAAACCTGGTAAACTCCCACGTCCTGAATTGCAGAAAGCACCAAAGATTATCCCACTTCCTAAAGTTGTAGAATACAGTGCAGCAACAGTTAGCCCATGGCTGGCTGGTCTTAACGCTGCTGGCGGTGCTCTTGGTCAAGCTATAACGTCTCTTGCTGAGAATAATATTCCGCCACCACCTGGTAACATTCCAGGAACAACTGATTTAGGTAATCTTCCAGCCAGTATTGATACAGATCTTACTGCAGGAATTGGTTAAACCACTATTAAAGTACTATGGCTACATTTAAATCATATGCACAGGGTGGTGGATTTAAACCTATTCAAGCACCCGACATAGCTTCTGCCGTTGAAGCTAGAGCTAAGAAGCAGTCTAACTACATGAGGGAGGCTGCTAAGTATAATATTGATGAGCGTCAACGTATTGGCAATGCTATTGAAATCAATAACGATATTGAATTCCGTAATCGCCAACAAATCTTTGATTTTGAATCTAGAAACCTTCAAGCGGTTCAGAATCAAATCATGGGTAACTATGAGGCAACAATTAGTAATGCCCAAGCTGAAAGCAAGCAACAACTTGCTACGTTGAATGCTCTCAGTAATTTCTCTCAAACAGCATTCCAAACAGTACAAGCTGTTAATGAAAAGATTGAAACTGGTCGTAAGCTTGCTGTAGAGAAAACACTCTACGCTACGGGTATTACGACTAAAGAATTGATGGAGATCCATAAGTTGGGTCGAAATCTTAATGACCAAGCTTATCAAGAGAATAGTGCTATCCGTGCTATTGTTGATAGGACTGGTGCTTCTATTCAACAGATTCGTTACCTAAATGAGAATAGTAATGCCAAGATGTGGAATGAATCCATGGCTTTGGCTACTAATCTAGGTACTGGTTATCGCAATGAAGTTCTTAGTAAGTATACAACTAAGTATGCTATTGGTGATGGGCGTCAAGTAAGTCTTTCTGAAGTAGAGGGTCGTGACTTAGCGGCATATGATCAGATTATGTCTCAGATTAGATCTGAGTATGTAGCTAATTCTGGTATGCTTAATCTTAGTACCACTATTGTTGGCGCTAAGATTCACCCATTGATGCGTAGTGTTGAAGCTGAACTTACTCAACAAAGTAATACTCAGTATCGTGCTAATACTAAAGCAGATGCTCAGCGTGTTATTGATGCTACTCTTCGTGATGGCATTGAAACCAGCGGTTCTCAATACATTACTGCACAATTAGAAGGAAGCAGTGGAGCTGCTCGTAGTGCTCTTCTTAATGACTTTTTCAGAGTTCTTAAATCTGGAGCAGAAGGAGGGCAGCGTGATTCTTACCAGAAAATCTGGCAAGATGTTCTAGGAACACCTACTACTTTTAACGGTAAAGAAGTTACTTTTGGTGATATTCTCACTAGTCCTGCTGCACAAGAAGTAACTGAATCATTCTATGCTGCACGTCGCCGTGATCTTGGAAGACTTAATCTTGAAGAGCAAGAAAAGCAACGAAATGTCGTTGCATTTGAAAGTGTTGTTGTTGATAGGTTGAGTCAGATTCCTGGAGGATTTGCTGCCGCTGATGTTCAAGCTGCTATTCAAGAATTTGGTGAGCGTTTTCCAGGTCAAACTAGTAGCAAACTAGAAGTGATGATGAGAAACCAAAGTGTAGATGCTTTGGAAGTTCAACGTCAAATGACAGAAGCAGAAGAACTACAGAGTCGTGGTCTCCTAACTATGGAATCTATGCGTGACGCTGGTTACCATAGTTCTGTTGTTTCTAGGTTCCAACCACTTGCTGCTCAAGCTTCTCAAACTCGTAGCGCTACTAACAACTACAAAGCTCAGCTGGAATCGCTCTCTACTCTTGCTAAGACGCCTCCGGCGGTGCAAAGCCAGCGTGAGGGTATGTTTAGTCCTACTGTACCTTTGATGGAGCAACAGCTTCATAATAAATTCTTGACTAAAGTAGCTCAATTACAAGCTGCTGGTGACCCTAATGCAGTAGCTAATGCTGAAGCTTTTGTTCGTCAAGAGTTTGAAAAGAACATCCAGAACCCTAAGTTCTTTAGTGGTAGTGATTATGCTCAATTCAAAGGCAAACCTAATGTACCTACGGCTGCTTCTGCACGTATGCAATGGGTTCAAAGTAACATCTCTAGACTTGGTAGTAAGACGCTAGACACAGCAGGTGCTATCTACAGTGTCTCTGAGCTTAATACAATCGAACAGGAAATGCAAAAGCCTGGATACAAAATGGATCCAATGGCTGAGTATATCGGAAGGTTGTATGGTGTTAGCCCTCTTGCAGTTATTAACCGTCAACGTAGGGCAGAAGGTAGGACTGAACCTATTATGCCTCCTTCAGTGTCTAAGTTTAGGACACAAGCTGATCCTACATTCCTTAAGTTCCTTGACCAATACCAGACTCCTGAAGCATCTACACGTGCAATGATTAGTACTCGTCAATTTGATGAGACTAGGGTACCTAAAGGTTATGGTCCTATGGTTGTACAAGCTGCTCAAGAAGCCGGTATTTCACCAGTATATGTCGCTGCTTTTGCTGAAGCAGAAAATGGTAGCTGGGATTCTAATTCTTTGTCTATGGGAGGTACAGCAGGTGGTGTTGGTCTTATGCAACTTCATCAACGATTCCACGGTAGAGGTGCTACCATGCAAGAACGTGAGCAGTCTCTCAAAGATCCATCATATAACCTAAGACTTGGTGCTGGTATCCTTAAAGGTATTCAGCAAAAGTATGGTAATTGGAAGGATACTATCTATGTGTGGAACATGGGTGAGACTGGTTACAGAGATTGGGTTGCAGCAGGTAGACCTAATACTGAACAGGCTGGTTATGCAGAAAACCTTTATCAACGGTTTGAAACGGCTCGTGCTAAATACGGAGAAGTGTCTGCTCTTCAAAGTCGTGCAATAATGCGTACTAGTATGCAACGTTACGGCAGTGCTTCATTTGAACGCCCCTCCTCCGTTGTATTTGAGACAGCTAGTGGTCAACCTGGTGTAGACCTTTACTTTGAAAGTAAGCGTTTCCCAGCTGTACTTGATGGTGTAGTTAAAGACATTAGTCGTGAATCTGGTTACGGTAACTATGTAGTTATTGAATCAGCGGATCCTCGTACTGGTCAAAAGGTAGATGTCTTGTATGGTCACCTTGCAGATGGTATCTCACTACGTCCTGGACAACGGATTAATGCTGGTGATGTAATTGGTATACAAGGAGGAACAGGTAATGTCCGTTCAGTTGACGGAACTATTGCTTCAATTGACTTCCTTGCTCCAGCACCACGTGGTAGTAAAAGTATGGCACCATATCCTGACTATGATAACCTCCGTCGTTATGTTGTAACACAGCTTCAACGCTAACCATTATAGAAAATGACTGATCCAATGAATGAAGTTTTGTACGGTACGCCGGACTTGACTCCAGAAGAAGAGCAGCAGTTGATGCTACAAGCACAACAAACTGAGCAAGACTTTGCTGCTATGGAAGCTATGGCTAACCAACCGGCAATGCCACAGCAACCTTCTCCTGGTCAAGTACAACAAACTTCTCAACTTGCTCAACCTACGGGTACTGAGCAACAACCGCAACAAGAAGGTAACCTTGACCTTGGTGGTCTTGCTCGTCAAACATTAGAGGGTGCATTTGCTGTACCTGCTGGTTTGGCTGACTTCGGAGTTGATTTAATTAATCTACTTCCATCTAAAGAAGTGCCTGGTATTGATAACCCATTCCGTCCTGGTGGTAAAGCACAGAAACTTCCAAAGTTTCAAAGTGATATGATGCAATCAATTCGGGAAATGATGAGCATTGTAGTACCTACTATACTTATTACAAAAGGTGCAGGTGGTGGTCTTAGTACTGCTGCTAGTGCTAGTAAACTAAAGATGCTACAAGATCCGTTTGTTAAATGGATTGCTCCTAAACTTCTAGGTGCTGGTGTAGGTGCTGGTGTTGATTATGTAGCTGAACCTAATCAAACTGATGATAACCTTAGCGGTACACTTAAGAAGAATTTCCCAGCT